GCCGTATCCGCCTGCCGGTATCGCTTGCGGCCCGTTTACCAAAACCGGATCGCTTGACGTGTTCGCCTTGGCAATCGTCACGACGGCCATGTCGTCACGCATTTCAACTCCTGGCGTGACAATCCGCATCACGCCAAACGCTGGCACCTCTTCCGCCGTCGTGTTGCGAAACTGAATCGCGTCGAAATTGTTTGGCACGTTTGAAACTATGCCGCCGCTAGTGCCCATCAACTGAGCGCGAACATAGCCCCAAACGATACGCCATTGCTCCGGCGTGATGCCCTGTAGTTGCATTATGCCGGTGCCACGATCTTGTAGAGCGTCACAAGTGCCGGCGTGTTTGCGACTGTCGCCTTAATATATGTCGACGCCAACGCATCAAGCCGCGGAATAACGGCTCGCTGTCCGGCGGGAATCTCGATCAGCGGATAATAAGTTCCCGACACAACAAGCCCAATCGATAGCGTAGCCGATGCGGATCGATTTTCGACGATTGCCATAACGTCATCCGTTTGATCTCCTGCGAATAGCGTTTCCTCGCTAGTGCCGACAAGTTGCGTTACTTGTGCGTGGGTCGAGGATGTCGTTTCGGTCGCGATGGTCTTTGATTTAACGTCGGGATTCGACGCCGCCGATTCAATTAAATACTCAACGCGGGTTGTCACTCGGACTGAGTTTGCCATTAGAGAAGCCCCATATCTGCGTAGGTCGAAAGCCCATAAGCCGGACGCAATAGCCAAACGGCGTTATTCGGATTGTCTTCAACGGTGCCGTCGAGCTTTAGAAGCGTCGGAGTCGTTTTTCGTTGTCCGGTTCCGTCAAGAATCGGAACGATTTGCGTGTAGGTAATCGTCGGCAAGTCTTCGTCGGTGTCAACCGGTGCCGGCGTTGGCGCGGCCGTGCTGATATATTTAAACGTGCCTTCGTGCCTGAATCGATGCCACCACGCAAACTGATTATCAACCAAAAATGGTTTGCGAAACAAAATTGAGACCGTGATATTCCAATATCCCTGGTCGTCTGCCTCGCCGCCGCTGAATTGGTTTTGAGCACTTACGCCAGTCACAAGCCCGCGACCCGCCGGATAGCCTGCGAACAGGTCTTCGTTAATCGTGTTTTCAAACGAATCCCAAAACAGGGCGTTGTAAGTTTCGTATCGCCTTGTGATAGTCAACTGCCGATCCGTAATCATCCGCGTCAAACCCTTCACCGGCTCGCCTACGGCGTTGATTAACGGCCTGCCGTAGTAATCGCGATCGACTGCTTCGTTGCTTACTACAGGACTCCACGAAATCGACGGTCGCGATAGCTCCGGATCTGGCAATCCCTCATAGCCGACGTCGACCATGTACACGATCGGGCTAACCCGTCGCGGCGTAACCGACTTGCATCTGTACTTCGGATTGCCGCGGTAATAGTCGCCGATTTGCGGCACCAGCGGAGACGACTTAACAACCTCCGCGTCATCGTTTGCAACGTCATCGACAACAACGAAGTAGCCTTGAGTAATCGCGATCACCGCATCGGCCGGGCTGGCCTTTTCGCTTGTGATTGTCGCACCATGTCGCGACCAAACTTCGGTAGCGTCTACAACACTCATTGAATCGGTGCCGCTAGTTGTGGTGCCTTTGCTAATGCCGCTGCGATCTGTGCCCGGCTTGCCGCCTCTTCTCTCGCCCTCGACTCTTCGGCCATCTTTTGAGCGGACGCACTATTTGCAGCGTCCTGCGTATTGCTTGCGATCTGCCTTAGTATTTCGTTCGTTTCGCTTGCTGGTCCCATCGTCAAGAGTCGGCCCGTCTGTGCCTGTAACGCACTAGCCGCCGCAAGTTGGTTCGATGACTTTCCTTGCTCGCCCGATCCTGCGACTAGGCCGTCTTGGCCCGTCATCTTCAACGCGATCTGTTCGGCTGGTCCGCTAGTCGCTTCGTCAAGCCCAATCAGTCGACCAGAAAGCTTCGTGTTGAACTCTTCGGCAAGGTTGGTGCCAAGTTTCCCGATTCTCGCTTGTAACTCTTGCTCTCGATCGGTTATCGCCCTCGCTGCGATTTCTGGCAACGCTTCGGCGGTCGCCGTGAATCCCTCCAGCAGACTGCCAGACGCGACTTGCCCGATGTCTGCGGCAAGTTGGTCGAAGCCGCCTGCCATGCCGCTAGAAACGAAATCCCAAATCCGCATGATGATGCGGCCGATCTTGTCGCCTAAGTTGCTGGCGATCGTCACAACAGCGTTAAAAGCGTCCGACATTAACTTGGTAAAGTTGTCCGCAAACCAAGCAGCGTAAGCAGGGATCTCGACGGTAAATGCGTGTTTTGTTCCTTCGACAAGTCGGATCAGTTGCAATTCCGTAGAATCAACCGCCATCTCCCAAACGGTGCCGAGGTTGCCGACGATGACTTCAATCATCGTGATTTGCGTGATTGCTGCGTTAATCGCAACAACTACTTTTGATTTAAAGTAGTCCATCCACTCGCCGATCGATTGAGCCATCGGGCCGATCGACTCAAGAGCCGGAAGCATCACTTCGGTTATTTTTTCGGCTGCAAACCCGATGCCATCTAGTGCAAGCTTCCTAAATGGCGATAGGGCCTCGCCTAGTACCTCAATCATAGTTCCGACTTTGTGTTGCATCCGCTGGTAAGCATCGGCGGCACTATCGGCCCTTGCCTCTTTTTGTGCCATCCCGTTATTCGCCAACTGCATCACGGCGGCTAGCTTTTCTTCATTCGTCGCCATGTCTTTTAGCGACGGAATTAAGCGGTTAAACGAATCGAAATTGCCCTCGGTTGCTAGTCGTGCTTTCTTTAACGCATCATCAAGCCCAATGCCCATTGCCTCCGATAGCCCAATCGCCGCTTGTGCCACGTCGTCAAGCTGCTCATTTTCGACGCCAAGCATCGCCGCCGATTTCATCATCTCGGCAATTGCTTCCGCTTCGATGTTCGTGCGACGCTCTAGGGAATCGGCGAGTTCAATGTTTTTTTGAACGGCTTCGTCGGTCGCTCCGCCGTTAAGCTCCATTGCCTGACGAAGTGCTCGATTAGCTTCCGTAGCCTTATCGTAATCGGAGACGCCAGCGGAGATTAGACTGCCTAGCCTTTCGATTCCGCGAAGTGCCGTGTTGATCGTTCCCGACACGAGCGTGAAACCGGCAGCGGTTTTGATGATTGAACCAAACGACATTTCGAGACGCGACAATCCGGCGACGGTCGAGTTGATCGCCTTCGCCGTTTGGTTTTTACCGCCAATCGCAAACTCAACGTCTGGCATATCGCTTTCGCTCTCGCTCTACTTGCTCGATCTGAATTGCGTTTTCTTCGTTGTTCAGAATTCGCCGAAGCTCAAACCACCACGCCGACTGATCAAGTAATCCGCCGGTCTGCGGTAGCACGCCATCGACGCAAGCCGCCGCGATGTTTATTTGGTCGATCATGTCGCGACCTATAAACGACGACGGACATTCCTTTAGTTCAAAGTATCCACCTCGACACCATTCACAACCATGCCCAACACAGGCGGGGCACTCAATTTCGATTCTCTGCTGTTCGTCGAAAAGCTCGTTGCATCGCCCGCGACATGATTTGCAAAGCTCGCCGCAGCGGACGTAGGCGGCGATGCGGATTTTTTTAGCTCGTCACCGCTTGCCGTAAACGTCGTGATGATTGCGTCGATGATCTCATTGATTTCGTTGATCGTCAGGAGGTCTTCAAGTGCTTCGCGGCTGAACTCACGGCCGAAGTTTTCCCACCCACTCAAACAAAACATTACGGCATCGATCGCCGCGTTAATCCTGCCCTCGGTGTCTGCTGTTTTCATCGAAGCCAACGCCTTAGAAAGTTGCTTTTGCTTCCCAAGCGTTAGCACGCTGCCGATCAACCGCGGCTGTATGTCGCGCGGCTTACCGGCGTCGCTCTTGAGTACGAAGACAATCCTGTCGTCACGATCCAAACTTTTTGGCATTATGGCGTTGCATCGACGAATTGAATCGTCAATTCCTCATCGTTTGTGGTTCCGTTCTTGTTACACTGCCAAGTGATATCGTCGGTCACAATGTCGTTTCGGTTGCCTTGAGCACTCGTCTGGATCTGCGCTTTCGGTGCCAAAAAAACAATCGTTCCCGATCCGGCAGTCGGCAGCTTGTATTCTAGTTCATATTCGGTCGATGCTGTTAGTGCTAAATACCGGTCGAGCGACGCCACCAAAACGGCCTCTGGGTCTGCCGTGATAACCGGCTGGCGGTTCGTAATAATCGCCGATGCGTAGCCGCTCACGTGCGTCGTGCATTCCCTCATCACAACAGTATTGCCGGCGTCAATCGTTGTCGACGCGACGCAGATGTTCGCGTTGTTAAACTGAAACGTGTCGTTAGCGCATCGACTAGGCAAGTCGGTCGGATAAGTCGGTGCGATGATCGCCGAGTCGGTTTCTGCTTCCCATTTGCCGCTGAATGTCCAGTTAATCCGCCCGAGGTCGCCGGTTGGCAAGTCGATCGAAAACGTGCCCATGCAACCCGATAGCTTTCTATACTTGCCATCGACAAAACCGCCGATCGTGATTGTTCGCGGGTCGCTGCTAGTGGTCCCAGGCTTAGCGGTCTTCGGCTTAAACGTGCCTGACGCATTGACCCAACCGCAAGCCGGAAGGAGCACCGTAGCCCACGGCGGGAGCGAGCCGCCTTCGCCGCCCCAGTAGATGTCAGTCGAAAACGTGGCCGTGCCTTGGCGACCCGCTGCGATTGCTGCCAAGTAATTAAAAGCCCCCTGGCCCTCTCGCTGCGTCATCGAAATGTTGGGCTGAATCAGCAAATCGTAAACGTTGAATACGCCCTCGCTTGCGGTCAACGTTTCGGCAGTGCCTACGGTTGCTTCGGCTTTCGCGGCGAATACTGTTCGGCGTCTGAGTAGCGACATTGATTAAATTCCTCTTGGCTTGGCTTTGTTAAAGGCTGTGGCAACCCGAAACCGGATTCGCTCTTCCATTTCCTTCTCTAGTCGCTCGTTAATTCGTCGCACTTGTTCAGGTTGGAAGTTTTTGGCAACGTAAACACCCCAGGGCGATGCGGCGTTTAACTTTGTAATTGGTTCTCGAATTTTTCCAGCGTATCTGCCTTTTTTCATTTTTCTTGGCTCGCCTTTTCTCTTAAACACATTGCCTTTCCACTGTGCGTTAAGCAGTCCAGGTATCGGGCCCATGAATGCAGATCTTATAAATGCGTTGCCTTTTGTTTTGCTTATTTTGTATTTAACGCCAAGCTCGTTTTGCTTTGGCTTAAAATGCCGAAGGCTCATTCGGCCCGTTTTAGTCACTCGAACAATTACGCCGGGATTTGTAACTGTCGCTTTTCCAAGCACCTGCAACGCCTTGCCGCCGTATTTGATCGCCTTTTGTGTCGTGTTTAATTCTGTTCCAATATCTTTTGCAATCTGACCAAGAGTTGCCTTTGCTGTTTTGTTTATTACAACCGCAAGCTCTTTGTCTAAGTTTGTCTGTATTCCTTCGATCGCTTTTTTAAGTCGATCAATCTGCTGCCTCTTAATGTTAAAAATTATCACGATCGCACGTTGTACGGATTGCCTTCGTCGTGCCTATAGGTCACAAGCAGCGGCAAGTTAACGCCACCGATTCCGCCGTCAGATACGATCGCGTCAGCAACATCGAACTCCGCGTTAATGGCGTTACCTCCGAACGTGTGCCACTGGCTCGCGTCGCAAACGGTCTTAACAACATCTGACTCAAAAATCTCGCAATATTGATCGATCGGCGTTGTGTCTTTTTCGCTTGGTAGCACATGACAGCGAATGTCAAACCGTTGACGGTATGCGATTGCTGGCGGATTGCCTGGACAATCAAGCTCCGGCATCCGTTCGCGCTCGCCTTTTGCAACGATGATTTGCAAATGCTTCGGCGTGTACTGTGCC